CGATACTAAGAAAAATGGTAACGGCAACGGAAATGGTAATGGTAATGGTTCCAATGGTAATGGATCTAATGGTAATGGTGGAGGAGTAAGTGAATCGAAAAGTGGTGATTCTTCTCTGCGTGACTGGTTTGGCAAGAGTAAGTCTAGTGATGGCAAGCCTGGTTGGGTTCAACTGGGTGGGAAATACGCTGGAAAACCTTGTGCCAAGCAACCAGGACAAACCACAAAACCAAAGTGTGGTTCTTCAAAAATGAAACGCAATCTCTCTAAAGATGAAGAGCAAGCAGCGTTTCGTAGAAAGAATGCAAAAGATCCAAATCCAAATAGAAAAGGGAAGGCAATCAACGTGAATACTGAAGAATTTACAACATTACCTCTACAAATTGAAATCCCTAATAATATTAGAGACTTTAACTTAGGTCTCATGTTTCGTGAAAGTTTGGATATAAACAGTGGAATGCTCTTTATTTTTGAAGAGGTTGCACAACAATCATTCCATATGAATGAGACCAGAATTCCTCTCGATATTGCTTTCATTAGAGAGGATGGAACAATCGAAAGTATTAAAGAATTAGAACCACTGGACAAAAACTCGGTCTTCTCTGAGGGAGAAGTTCTGTGTGCATTAGAAGTAAATCGTGGGTGGTTCGAAGAAAACAACGTTGAAGTAGGTGACCAAATTGACATAGAGGAAGGCAAGAAAGATGCTTGCTACCATAAAGTCAAGTCACGTTACTCTGTTTGGCCAAGTGCATATGCGTCAGGAGCACTAGTCAAATGTCGTAAGAAAGGTGCTGCTAATTGGGGCAATAGCACAAAGAAAGAAGAAACGGAAATCGGTGAAAGCCACAAGAATCCTGAGAGTGTGAAAAGCATTGCCAAGGAACTCGATAAGGCTGTTGAAATGCACAAGAGTCAGGCAAAGAGACTCAGAAAATCTGGTGTATCTGAAGATTATGTTGATGAAGCATGTTGGAAAGGTTATGAGAAAAAAGGTATGAAAACTATGTTTGGAAAGAGATATCCAAACTGTGTTAAGAAAACCAGAAAAGAAGAAATGGAAGTATGTCCTGTGTGCGGACAAGATCCATGCGTGTGTATTGAGGGTGGAATTACTGAAGCAGTAAGAATCCCCTCTAAAACTGGAAACATAATTGCCGTTGTCCTCAATTGGAGAGGCAAGGGATACATGATTAAAATGTTCTTCCCATCAGTCAAAGTCCCAAGTAGAAAGGAGATTCAATCTTCAATCGAAACAGTATATCCTGGCGCAAAAGTACAAAGCTATCAGGTATCTGAGTATGAACCAGGGCAACCGGTTCTCCATGCAGAAGCAGCAGCATGGACAAAAAAGTCAGGGAAAAACAAAGAAGGCGGACTTAACGAAAAAGGAAGGAAGTCTTACGAAAGAGATAATCCAGGATCTAACCTTAAAGCACCGAGCAAGAAGGTTGGAAATCCCCGTAGAGCGTCATTTTGCGCTCGAATGAAAGGAATGAAGAGTAAATTAACTTCTGCTAAAACTGCAAGAGATCCAGACAGCAGAATAAATAAATCGTTGCGTGCTTGGAACTGTTGAGGATTAGTATATGAGTGAAGTATATCTTGGTAATCCTAATCTAAAAAAAGCAAATACATCTATTGAATTTACGGAAGAACAAATCCGTGAATTTATGAAGTGCAAGCAAGATCCTGTTTATTTTGCTAAAAATTATGTAAAGATTGTTTCTCTTGATGAAGGATTAGTGTCTTTTAGTCCATACGATTTTCAAGAGAAATTAATTAATAATTTTCATGAGAATAGATTTAACATCTGTAAAATGCCTCGCCAAACTGGCAAAAGTACTACAGTTGTTTCTTATCTTCTTCATTATGCGGTATTCAATGACTCTGTTAATATTGGCATACTTGCTAACAAAGCAGCAACTGCTAGAGAACTTCTAGGAAGATTACAGACTGCATATGAAAATTTACCAAAATGGATGCAGCAAGGTGTCATAGTATGGAACAGAGGATCTTTAGAGTTAGAAAATGGCAGTAAAATATTGGCAGCATCTACATCTGCAAGTGCTGTCAGAGGCATGTCGTTCAATATCCTCTTCCTCGACGAATTCGCATTCGTTCCAAACCATGTTGCAGATTCCTTCTTTGCATCTGTTTATCCTACTATTACTTCTGGTAAAAGCACGAAAGTTATCATAGTTTCTACTCCACATGGTATGAATCATTTCTACCGTATGTGGCATGATGCGGAAAGATCACAGAATGAATATGTTCCTACTGATGTTCATTGGTCAGAAGTTCCAGGTAGAGATGAAAAGTGGAAAGCAACAACAATTGCTAATACATCAGATGCACAATTTAAAGTTGAGTTTGAATGTGAGTTTTTAGGATCAGTTGACACATTAATTGCACCAAGTAAGTTGAGATCGTTAGTTTACGAAAATCCAATCAAACGTAATGCGGGATTGGATGTATATGAAGCACCAAAAAATAAACACGATTATGTAATTACAGTTGACGTAGCAAGAGGTGTTGGAGCAGATTACTCTGCATTTGTTTGTGTTGATATTACAGAGTTTCCTCACAAAGTTGTTGCCAAGTATAGGAACAACGAAATTAAACCGATGCTATTTCCTAATATCATCTATGAAGTAGCAAAAAATTTTAATGAAGCATACATTTTATGTGAGGTAAATGATATTGGTGATCAAGTTGCAAGTATCATACAATATGACTTAGAATATCAAAACTTACTAATGTGTTCAATGAGAGGTAGAGCAGGTCAAGTTGTAGGGCAGGGATTTTCTGGTAAGAAAACTCAATTGGGAGTTAAGATGTCCAAGACTGTAAAGAAAGTTGGGTCTTTAAATTTGAAGACAATGATTGAAGAAAATAAACTTATTTTTTCTGATTATGAGATTATCTCAGAGTTGACAACATTTATCTCAAAGCATAATTCATTTGAAGCAGAAGAAGGTTGTAATGATGACCTGGCAATGTGTCTTGTCATATATGCATGGTTAGTCCAAATGGACTACTTTAAAGAATTAACTGATCAAGATGTTAGAAAGAGATTGTATGAAGAACAAAAAAATCAAATTGAACAGGACATGGCACCATTTGGATTTTTGAATGATGGATTAGATGACGACAGTTTTACAGATGATGAGGGAGATAGATGGTTTAAAGCAGATGAATACGGAGATAGATCTTTTATGTGGGAATATAGATAAGTGAAGCACCACATTCCTGACATCATTAGAAAAAATTCTTTTGATTGCTTCAAGAGTTTGAATGCTGCTGAGAGAGCAGTTGTTATGTATGGTGATGATGCATATCGTGAATCACTAGACCTTGACAATGATGATGCTGAGTGTTGGAAGATACCCAGTGGAGAGTCAACAACCTTTGTTGGTTGGAATCCTATGTGTATCCCAACGATGGATTACATAGTATGGAAACTAAAACGTCGTGAACAAATTGCGAAAGGAGAAATTCACTAATGGACTATAAAACTTCTGGAGTTGACATTATCAAGGGCAGATCTTTTGTGGAGTATATTAAGGTACTGGCACCTAAAATTGACGGTGGGTTTAGTGGAATGATGGAGATCCCATCAGGATATGAGAACCCTGTATTGGTATCTGGTGCTGATGGTGTCGGAACTAAGATGAATATCTGTAGGATTGCTGATGATTACTCCACTATTGGTCAGGATCTCGTTGCTATGTGCGTCAATGACGTTATATGTTCTGGCGCTAAACCATTATATTTTCTAGATTATATCTCTACCAAAACACTTGACGCCAACGTGAGTGATATTGTGTATGGGATTAACGTTGGTTGTACAATGGCTGGAATGGAACTTATAGGTGGAGAAACTGCAGAGCATTTCCGACAAAATGATTATGACCTTGCTGGTTTCTGTACTGGTATTGTAGAGAAGAATCAGATTGTTAATGGTAGTAACATCAGACCTGGTGATGTAGTCATTGGTATTGAGAGTAGTGGACTTCATAGTAATGGATACACACTCATCAATGATATGTTGTGGAGGAATTATATTTACTATAAGGAGA